GGACCAAATGCAGTGTTTCTCAAAAAAATCAGAATGGCTTCAACATCACCTTCTAAAAGTTCCTCAGGTCTCATACCTGGTTCGAAAACTTTTGCCCTCAAAAGATTTAGAGTCATATCCTGACCACCTGCCAACAAGATATTTTCATCTGAAGCCGTCAGGTAACCAACTTTGATTGAGTCTTTTTTGTTTTTATAAAACATACCAGCTGATGGTAGTGTTACCACATCGTGTGGTAATGTGAAATTCATTTGTCCGTAATCTTCTGTAGTATTTTCCATAATAAAAAACCGTAGGGGTTGTCCCTACGGTTAAATATAACGTATTGAAAAAATTTATAAAGATTAGTATACAAGAACACAACGGTCCATTCTCAAAGTCGCTGTGATTGTTGCTAATTGGTCTTGACTGTAACTCAATTGGTTGAAGTTTACATCTGTCAAGAAAGTTCCGTAAAGAATCCATTTTTCTACTACAACACCTGTTGGGTCTAACATTTCAAGGTCAACGTCTTTTTTGTAACCTGCAGCGTAACCCATACGACCTGTTACAGATTCTGCGTGTAAACGAACCCACTCCATAAGAGCTTGTGCTGCTGATGGACCAATAGGGTCACGGAAAGTAACATTTATTGTCTGCCAGTTAAATCTACCCGCAACATATGTTGATGTGTTTAAGAATTGTATCTCTGTTGAACCAATCATAATATGAGGTCTAGAAGTACTCTCTACAAACCACTCGTTAATCCCCAAAGAGGATGGAAACCTTAGAATAAAACGGTTCTGACGTTTTGGTTCGTAAGGTATGGGCATTTTCATTAATAAATCAGCCATTGTATAAAATTTTTTTCTTTTACGTTTTTATTTTCTTATAAATATAACTCTCCTGAAAATATTTCTCTTGACTTAATTATTTCAAAATATTACTATTACTAGTACCAGTTCCAGTTTAGTTATTTATTTCTAGATTATTCTAATTAATTACTTAACTAGTTAATATTTTTTCTTTGTTCCTCCAGCGGTAGAATAAGTTTGCACATTTTCTTTGTCCTTGAAGTGTGTCTTTATTGCTTCGAGATTTTTCAAATCGTCATCAGAAAAACCTATTTGGGGTTCCACGGGTAGAAACTTGTTAGCAATGTCTTTCTTTAATACCGCTTTTCCTTTCAAAAGTGAAGCCATACTCTTAACATAGTATATAAAATTTTCCATCGCTTTTACTTTCGCCTCTTCAGGATTTGATGCACCAGTAGTATCACCGAAACTTACAGGGTTATACCTGTTGAGTTCTAAGTATGACCTGATAAGTTGGTCGTCCGTCATTTCTTCTTCACCTACAAAATCACGATATTTTTTCAAATTCTTGATTAACTTGTTTTTGTTGATACCCTCAAAATTGTTGATGATGTAGTTGTAAACCCCTTCCTTGAGTGTGTCAGGTCTATGACCCCTTGCTGTGATGATTGCAAAAATGGACCCGTTATTTATAGCTTCCACAAAGTCAGGCCACGCAGGTCCCGTCTTAGCCCTCATCGCATCGACCAAGAAATCGTCATCTCCTTCGACCCTAAAATTTCGGAACGGATTTTCTGCATAACCCACAATTGTCTGACCTTCGTAGTCAAAATTTTCTCTACCAATCTTTTCACGGTAAAGAGCAAAATCTTCTGTGGACATCGGAACTTCTTCACCGTTTTCGTCCTCAAGAATAATTTTAGTTGGCATATGAACAATGTTATCATCCCAGTCAAAAGCATAATACTTTAAATCTGGTGTCCCTTGTTTTGTAATACCCTCTTTAAATTCTTTTTTCATATAAAGGCAAAAAGTGGGGTTTTACCCCCACTTTATAAATTCGATTTATTAGATGTTCTCAAATGAAGCTCCTGTTGGAGTAATCAAGAACTCGATGTCAATAAATTCAAGTGCTTTAGTTGGTTTCAAATAAATCTTACCTGTCAAAGTATTTCTATCCAAATCTTCAGGTGAAGAACTTACTGTAACTCGGAAGTCATATAAACCTCTGTCTCTTCTGATAGAATCAAGAATTGGGTTTACAGAATCCAAGAACTGTTGTCTTACAATTTCGTCATTTTGTTCGAACAACAATCTTACAGCCACAGCTGAAATCAACTTACGAGCTTGTAACAACAATCTTCTAACATTCAATCTGTTAAGAGCTGAGTCAGCCACTTGAAGGGTTTTGTTACCAAAAATAACTGTTCCAACATCTGAGAATGTTGCGATTGGGTTGATACGTCCCTGATAGAGAGTGTCTCTATCTTCCTGAGTTAGTTTTAATCTTGCTTTAACAGAGTTAACCAAACCTCTTGTGTAACCCGCAGTTGCGAACCAAGGGAATGAAATGTTATCTGTCAACGCCAAGTTTCTACAAACTTCACCTGTTGGTGGTAAGTAGATTTGAGTGTTGTTCACAGTATCTCTCACTAAAATCCAAGGGTAGAAAGTTGAAGTATAAGAAGAATCAATTGCAGTGTTGTCTAAGTTGTCAACCGCCTCTTGTGGGTAGATGATTTCAAATTGACTACCTCCGTCAGGAGTGTACATATTGTAATCAGGTGTTGTGACAATGTAAACTGAGTCAGCTCTTTGTTGTTCAACAAGTCCGATAGCTGCTTCACACAAATTGGAGTTGTTAACATAGTCAATACTTGCTGTTGCAAACACGTTAATGTTTGTTGATTCAGGATTTTCAAATGTTAAAATACCCAACAAGTATGCGTAGTAGTCTGTGTTAGCAAAATCTTGAGTGTTATTTGCCACAACGATTCTCTTGAAAGTACCGTCACCAGTTGCATTAGGGTATCTAACAGAAGGAAATGCTCCTTGCAAGAATCCTGAAGCTCCAAGAGCGAATCTGTCCTGATTAGTTCTGAACTCTCTGTAAGCATCCCATCCGTCAAAACCACCCTGAAAACAGAAAGTGAACTTTCTTGAAAACAAGAAGTAGTATGGGTTTTCTTGAGTGTCTGGGTCATCAGTGAAGTCTGCAACACCACAAACAAACGCTGCCTGACCAGAGGTTACATATGCACCTCCGATTGTAACTACAGTTGCCCCTGAATCCATATGAAAACCTTGAGTTAAGTAGTCCCAAGGAGTTGAGTCAGTTGCTAAGTACCAGTTTGAAATTGGGTTTTGTTTTCCTTTGTATTGTAACAAATCAGAATCGATACCTAATGAACTTGACATACCTAAAAATGTTCTTCTTACAACGTCACCTGATGTAGTTGTAACATTAGAACCACCAGCAGTTGTACCAAATGGGGGGTCATAAACAGTTTCACCTGGGTAGAAGTATTTGTTCTTAATAATTGGGAATGGAGATGGGTTAGTAGCTGTCTCGTAAACACGTGATTCTAATCCGTAGAAACCACAAGGAAGTGCATCTACTGGTGCCTCATCAGCCATTTCAATCATAATATAAGTTGAATTCAATGGGAATTCACCGTTAGACGAACCAATTTTCTTTCCAACGAAACTGTTAGAGAATGGGTCCATAGTACAGTTAGTATACTTTTCGAAAACTACAGGGTTTGCATCAGTATCGAAGAAATCTCTAACCAACACGTCAAAAGTCATATTACCGAAAGAAATGTTCTGAATAGAAATTTTGATTTCAGTATTAGCATCATCTCCATCAGAGATTGAAACAAATCTGAATAGTTTGTAAACTTTGTTACCTCTTAATTCAGAAACAACGTAAGGTGTTTTTGGTGTTTGGTATTTTTCCAAATACCAAGCTATTGATGTAGTTGAAGTTGTGTCTCTTGCTTCAGGTAAAGCAACTAAGTCACAATTCAAACCACGGATGTAACCTTTGTTGTATCCGTAGTTGAGAAGACCTGGATATGATTCCTCAACAAACAATGGTGTTGTGAATCTTGATTTACTGAAGTTGGTAAGTCCTAATACTTTAGTAATGTAGTTTGTATCATTTGATTGGAATGAACAATCAAATGTAAATCCTGAACCTTGATATGTCACACCACTGATTTGGAATGGTGCAAAAGGTGATAAGGTTACTCCTGAGTAAGCTCCTGAACAATTCATAACGACATCTGTCAAACCTGTTACTTGGTAATTCATACCGTGGTCATTAGAATCGTAAATTGAAATACCTCTTGAACGTAAAGTCGCAACTACTAAATTGTTATAGTCTGTAAATGCTGTACCACTTAATGTATATACACTTCCTGAAACTGTTCCTGAGAAAGTTCCTGAAGCACCTGTGTAGTAGTTTGTAACTGCGTAGTTCCAAGAATAACCTGAGTAGTCATTGTCAGTATAATTGTTGAAAGTTGCGTAGTACCAAGGGTCGTTTACACCATTAGTCAAATCCGCATCATCTATGTTCAAGTTATCACATCCAAATACGTTACTTAATGTTGTGTATGTTCCATCTAAGTTATTGTAACCTGATGATGATACACTACCGTAAACGTTTACAGTGTTAGCCGAAATTGATGTGTTACCCGAAATTGACTGAATGAATGTTAAGAAGTCCTCAGCGTAAGTCGAAGTTGAGCCATCATTCAATGTGTATTGTGTATTCAAATCATTGTTGACTACAGTTGGAAGTGCACTTGTAAAACTAATTGATGTACCAACTGATGAGCCCGTAAATGTTGCGGACCAGTTTGTAACTCCAGCTTCCAAACCAACAGTTGTACCGTCTACGTTGGCAACGATTCTGATAGACCAAGATGGACCCGCATCATAACCTGATAGACCAAGTACTCTTGTTACAAAAAGTTGGTTAGATTGTTGTAAGTAAGATTTAGCGATGTAAGCGGCCTCGTACTTTGGGATTTGCGTACCTATAAATTTGACAGGTTCAGTACCCCCAAAGAAATTTTGGAACTCATCGTAATTTGTAATAAAAATTGGTTCGAAAGCAGGTCCTTTTAAAGTTTCACCTACTACACCTAAAGTGGTTACACCCACGCTCTGTGCTACAAATGATAAATCTGTTTCTGATGTATAAACTCCAGGTGATACAAAAACCTTTGAATTAACTTGTGTTGCCATTCGTTGTTATTTTCTTGATGTTATTTATTTCTTCATAAATATTAGAATAAAAGACAAAAAACTTGACTTTTGAATATGTATTTGTAAACAGGCGCCTTTTTTTCTGCCTTTTTTCTACCATATGGAAAAACCCCGTCGTAATATCAAGAACATAAAGATTTCTACTGAGTCACACTTGTTACTAAAAAAACACTGTGACAAACACGGATACAAAATACATAAGTTTTTAGAAAAACTTATAGCGGAGAAATGTGCGGAAAGTAAAGATATATACGGGGAGGATTAGACTAACTTTGCTGTAAAGTCAACTTGAGCAACTTCACCAACTATTTCTTTTGTCACTTCAATCAGAATTGTGTCAGAAGTATTCAGTTGTATTCTATCCAAGTCCGAACCATAAAAATTACCATTGATAAACACATCAAAAGTATCCACGTTTGAAGTTCCATCCAAACTTAAATCTATTCTATAATCAATTACATCACTCAAAGATGTGTTACCTGATGTATAGTAAAAGTTTAAAGGAAATTGGTCAGGGTTCGGTGGGGAAGGTTTTCTATGTTTGTTAGCGGCTAATTGTGTGTCTACTTCATAGAGTTGTAAAACCCTACTTACAGCAGGTTTAACTTTGAATTCTTCTTCATCAATAAGATACCCCATCATCAAAAAGTCATAACTCTGAACATAGAATTTTCTCTTTTCCAAATCCAAAATAGATTGGTCTGTTATGTTGGTATTAATAATTGGAACGTATTGACCTTTTATAAATGTGTAGGCTTGTCTTGATGCAAAAGTTTGTAAAACATTTTTGTTGAAGGTATTTAATTCCCTCATTCTGTTACAAATAATTTTTACCTGATAATTTATATCAACAGGTACAGGTTGTGGAATGGTGTAAACATCATATCCTTTCATATTTCCATTCCAAGTAGGGACAGTTGCGTAGTAAAATTGTTTTCTTACAGGTATCGTATATTGTGTAGATGGGTTTGTACCGTATTTAACTTCTGGTACTCTCACCACTGTTACGAATGGTGGTAAGGTGTTGAAGTCAGGGTCTTTAAAATTCCAAGTCTCAGTAAATTGTGACCAGTTCTGTGTTGTAATAATTTTATCTACAACAGGAACTTTCTGACCTGCAACAATTGTTTCCAATTCAGTTTTTACAAAATCGAGCATACCTTGGTCTAGGTCAGCGTGTAATACTGATTTTGGCAAATAAGTCCCATCTTTGTT